ATATAATGAAGCTCTTTTAATTATAGAGAATAATAATATGGGTTGGGCTACTGTACAAGTAGCTGTAGATAGAGGATATAGGAACTTGTATTACTCACCTAAGAATGACACATTAGATGTAAATAGTTTTTTTGACAAATATATGGATAAGTCTAGTATGGTGGCTGGTTGGGTTACATCATCTAAAAACAGAGGTAAAATCATAGGTAAACTTCAAGAATATGTTAGTGATAGAGGTGTTATAATCAAATCCAAAAGATTAATTGAAGAAATGAGAGTTTTTGTTTGGAAAAATGGAAGAGCAGAAGCACAACAAGGATATAATGATGACTTAGTAATACCATTTTGTGTAGGAATGTATATAAGAGATACTGCCTTAATCCTAAGACAAAGAGGAATAGAACTCACTAAGAGTGCCCTTAATAATATGCAAGTTGGAAAACCTACATATTCAGGAGGTTATTTTGCAAAGGGAGCAGATAATCCTTACTCAATGAAGGTAAATGGAAGAGATGAAAGTCTAAGATGGATGCTTCCTAATAATAGACAATAATATTTATAATAATAAATTATAAAATGGCTGATAAAACATTATTTACTAGATTAAACCGACTATTCTCTTCTGATATTATAATTAGAAATGTAGGTGGTAATCAAATCAAAGTTGTAGATACAAATACTATTCAAAGTAGTGGCAAATATACCACAAATAGCTTAATGGATAGATATAAACTTATCCATTCAACCGCAACAACTTCACTCTACGGCCAACAAGCAAGAATGAATTACCAATACTTGAGAACTCAACTATATTCAGAATATGATGTAATGGATTCGGATGGTATTATAGCTCCTGCTTTAGACATAATAGCTGATGAATGTTCTTTAAAAAATGATATGAATGAGGTGCTTCAAATTAGAAGTTCTGATGATGATGTTCAAAAGATATTATACAATTTATTTTATGACATTTTAAATGTTGAATACAATTTATGGAGTTGGGTTCGCCAAATGTGTAAATATGGAGATTTTTTCTTAAAATTAGAAATATCTACTGAATATGGGGTTTATAATGCTATCCCATATACTGCTTATCATATAGAGAGACATGAAGGATTTAATCCTCAAAATCCTGCTGAAGTTAAATATGTTTATAATCCTGATGGGTATGCTGGAGGGAGCTCAGGTATGTATAATGTTCCAAACCAATTAACTAGTCAAAATAGTAATACTATTACATTTGATAATTATGAAGTTGCCCATTTTAGACTTATTTCTGATGTTAATTATTTACCCTATGGAAGATCTTACTTAGAACCAATAAGAAAAGAATATAAAAAGTATTCTTTAATGGAAGAAGCTATGTTACTTCATAGAATAGTAAGAGCTCCTGAAAAAAGAATATTCTATATAAATGTTGGAGCTATTCCCCCTAATGAGGTAGATGCCTTTATGCAACAAACTATAAATAATATGAAGCGTGTTCCTTTCCAAGATAAAGAAACAGGTGAATATAATTTAAAATATAATTTACAAAACCAATTAGAAGATTTTTATATTCCTGTTAGAGGAAATGATACATCAACTAAAATTGACACCACAAAAGGTTTAGAATTTGATGGGGTGCAAGACGTCGAATATTTCCTTAGTAAAATATTTGCAGGTTTAAAAATACCTAAAGCCTTCTTAGGGTATGAAAAAGATTTAGAAGGTAAATCTACATTAGCAGCCCAAGATATTAGGTTCGCAAGAACAATAGAAAGAATACAAAGAATATTAGTATCAGAATTAAACAAAATTGCCTTAATTCATTTATATACTCAAGGTTATAGAGATGAAAGATTAGTTAATTTTGAGTTGAGAATGCAAACCCCTTCAATTATATTTGAGCAAGAGAAAGTTGAATTACTTAAATCAAAAGCTGAATTAACTCAACAATTATTAGACCAAAAATTAATCCCATCAGATTGGATTTATGATAATATTTACCAATTCAGTGAAGACCAATTTGATGAATATAGAGATTTAGTTAGAGAAGATGCCAAACGTAACTTTAGAATAGCTCAAATCGAAGAAGAAGGAAATGACCCTGTACAAACAGGTAAATCTTATGGTACACCTCATGATTTAGCTACTTTATATGGAAGAGGAAGAATGGATTCAAACCCAAGTAGTGGTGGAGTTCCTGATGGGTATGATGAAGAAGCTACATTAGGAAGACCTGAAGAAGAAGCAACTAATATCCATAAGCAAGAAGGTAATTTTGGCAAAGATAGGATGGGGGTTAAAGGAATGAAGAATAAAGATAAAAATGATTCTGATGATATTAACCCAAAATCGAGAAAACCTAACCTTACTTTGGAAAGAGCTGCCATAACATATTTAAAAAACAAACCACTTATAAATAGTTTAGATAAAAGGATGATGTTGTATGAAGAAGAAGATAAAGGAGATAGCTTATTAGATGAATCCCAATTAAAGGAGTAAACCTTTTTGCATATTTATAAATAAATATAGATTTTTAATGGAAATAAAACATTCGAAATACAAGAATACTGGGATTTTATTTGAATTACTAGTTCACCAAATAACCCACGACACATTAAATGGTCAGGACTCCCCAGCTATTTCTCTTATTAAGAAGTATTTTACTAAAAGTGAATTAGGAAGAGAGTATAAACTATACGAATCGATTTTAAAATCTAAAATTTTAAATGAAAACCACGCTAACAGCTTTGTGGGTACTGTTCTAGAAAACTCCAAAAGGCTTAATAGAACTTCTATAAAACACTTAAAATATAACCTAATTAAAGAATTAAAAGAACATTATGACCTTGATTCATTTTTTAGTTTTAAAATTAATAATTATAAGACATTAGCTTCCATTTATACATTAATTGAAGGGTATAACTCAAGTGTAAGTATTGATGCAACCCAAATATTAAACAATAAAATAACCCTTTTAGAATATCTAACTAAACAAGAAGTTAATGCTGAATTACTTGAAGAAGATGTTTTGAAAGAATTTGAGACTTATGATAAAGATTTAAAAATACTTACTTACAGAGTATTATTAAATAAATTTAATGACAAATATAAAGATTTAGGTTCTGAACAAAAGTCAATACTAAGAGAATTTATAAACTCAGTTGATTCTACTCCTTCTTTAAGAAATTTTTATAATACTAAAATAATAGATATTAAAGAGACTTTAATTAAGGAAATTCCAAAAGTTAAAGATAAAGTTATAAAAATTAAAATTGAAGAAATATTAAATTTCCTAACTGTATTAGATAAAAATGCCAAAGTGGATAGTGAGCATTTGGTAGATTTACTTCAATATTATGAATTAATAAAAGAAATCCAACATTCTAATATATCTACTTCTAATGGGAAAGCACAAATATAAATTAAAAGAAAAAGGGTTTAATGTAGGGGATAAAGATGTTAAGAATGATATCGAATCCACTGTTACAGATATTGACCCTTCAACAGGGGGGGTATCTTGGGATATAAAAAAATTACCCTCTATAGAAACGGTGTTTAATAAACTGAAAGATTTATCTGAATATGTTAATACTTTAGATATAGATACTGATGATGACTTTATTGATGATTTAAATGCAAAAATAAAAAATTTATTTCATTCATATAGAACTCATATCAGAAACCAATACCCTGAAGCTTATAATAAATTAAAAGGTATTAATGAAATTTCAACGTCAGGAGGTGCTGGGGGTTATTTATCAAAAAATTCATTTTCAAAAAAAAACTTAACTGAAGCTGAACCTGGTGCTGAAGATTTTCAACAAAAGAGAATAGCAGCCTTTGATGAGTTGGATGGGAGATTGGTAGATATAAAGAAAAAATTAAAAATAGCTCAATTAGCCACTGATAGGCATTATAGAGAAAACCCTGACACTTGGGGTATAGTGTATGGCACAGATTTAATAAGTGAATACTTTAACGATATTGAAAAATTATTAGAACCAACTGAAGAATAAAATATGTTTGATTTAAATTTTAATCTTAATGACAAACCCACTAAAATATATTTAGTGGAAAATTGTTATGGGGATTCTAACAAAGTTTATATAGGTAAAACTAAGAATAATAGAACTTATGATCATAAATATAAATTTGGGGCTAACATAAAGTATAATTACATTGATTTAGTATTTTCTCTAAATAGGAAAGAATGGGGGCCTCTGGAATCTTATTGGATAGAACAATTTAGACAATGGGGGTTTGAGATAATGAATAAAAATAAAGGTGGTGGGGGCCTTGAAAACCACACTGATTCTACTAAGCTTTTAATAAGCCAAAAAATTAAAGGTAGAATTGAGTCTTTTGAAACTAGATTAAAAAAAAGAAAACAACATTCTCCTGAATCAGGGGAGAGAATAAGAGCTTCTAAAATAGGAAAACCCTTACCTGAAGGTACAGGGGATAAAATAAGTTTAAAAGTTTCTAAACCAATTTATCAATATGATTTAAAAGGGCAATTCATCCAAGAATTTACAAGTCAAATACAAGCGGGTGAACATTTATCTAAAAGTACAGGGGCAATATCCGAATGTTGTAAGGGTAAAAGGAAAAGTGCATACAAATATATATGGAAATTTAAAAATTAAAATAAACATGACTCTACAAGAACAATACAATTTAATCAAAAAAGGGAAAGGCCACAAAGGTGTATTCCTTAATGAGGCTAAGTTAAGATACCCAAATCTTCTTAGACCTGCAGCTACTTATGAAGAAGCAGTAAAAACTCTTAATTCAAAGAATATCATCAAAGAAAATATCTATTACCCCCAAGTTTTAGGTAACGAAGGTGGTACTCAAAAAGAATCTTGGGAGTTAAAATTTAGGAGTTTTTTAAATGAAGAAGAAGAAAATATAAAAGCCGATGCTAAAAAAACAGACAAAAGTGTAGAGGATGCTTTAGCAAATGCTTATGACAGTTCTGATTTAGAAAATTTAGACAACGTATCATTTCAACAATTACTAAAAGGTGTATATTTTGAAGCCCAACAAACTCCTGACAAATCTTTAGAAGATTTAATCAAAATTGTGGGTAAAAATTTAGCTAAAGACCAATTA